GTTGGCCGATGCTGCTGACCCGCTTGCGTTTGTTGCCGATTGGGCCGCCTGCGCCGCCGATACCGCCGCCGCCACGGTGTCGCCCACAGCCAGCACCAAGTCGTCGATGAGATCAATTTTCTGGCCCAAGTCGGTGTACAGCTGCGACTGCCGGATTTCACCGGTCAGCACTTGCAGTAGGTGCTCAACCTCGGCGGCTGACGCGCCGACCGTGCCGGTGCTGTTGTTGAATGGCCCCGGGATCGCCGCTCGCGAAACGTAGCGGATCCAGTAGTACTGGGTTTTTCCCGGACCGACCGGATCGGTGAACTCGCGCCCATCCGCCCGGCCAACCGGCGCCGCCTGGCCGAAGTCGTTGACGCCGGCACGCCAGATCTCGGTGTAATCGAGGTTGGCATAGTTGGCCGGTGCTGCGGCCCAGTTCAGGCGAATCGCGGCCGGCTGGCCAGTGGTGGCCAGGCCTGTCGGCGCTGGCGGTGGGCGCAGGTCCAGCGCCTGACGTTTGTCCACGGTCTGGCGGTCAATATAGGTGAGGCCGTCGATGACAGTGGTCGCCGTGACCGTCACGATGCTGGAGGTCATGTCCTCGAATTTGAGCACGGCGTCGCCGTTGGCCACGGTCAGCGCTACCGGTGGCTCGGACGAGAACGTGATCTCGCCCACGGCACCCAACATCAGCGCCGAGAACGTGATCGTTGCGGGCGTCGGCTGACCGGTCAGCGACACCTCGAACGTGGTCGAGCTGGCCGTGAGGTGCAGATCGCGGTCGATGGGCGCGGCGTATCGTGGGACGGTGTTCATGATCAGGGTGTCGCGTTCGCCTACGATTGGGCTCATACCAATATCTCCAGGCCTACGCGGCAACTGCTCAGGTGCCTCTGGCGCTTGAGCACCTGGCCTTCTTTGCCGACTTGTAAATCAAACCGGTCCCCATACAGGACGACCGGCCCGCCCAGTTCAACCACCATGAGTTCGGGCTCACCATCGACGCTATACCTCATGCGCGGCACTGCCCCCAGTGCCTGGCGTCGCTGCGCCTCCGCCATGGCATCCGCCTTCCTTTTCAAGCAGGTATCGATTTGCACGGGGTCTCCTGTACGGCGGTACCGCGCCTTCACGGCAGGATCCTCATACGTTTCCGTCAGCCATTCGGTGGCGTACAGGTCGGCGTGCGCCGGCGGGATGCTGGTTGTGAGCGCCGTCTGCTTGGTGTAGTTGCGGTCGTAACCGATCTTCACTGCCGCGACTGCCGGCCGCATCTCCATCGGCGTTACGCCGACAGCAGACATCTGGTCCATACCGATTTTGACCGGCGTACCCGGGGCTGGCAGAGCGATCTGGATCAGACGTAACTTCCCGGTCGGGGACATGACAGCCTGCGCGCCCACGCTGGACGCCAGTTGCTGGATGGCTTGCGCCTGATTGGTCCTCTCGGCCACGTACAGGCCGACCGGCTGCGGATGGGCAGCATCGAACGCCGCAAAATTTTCAAGGTCGATATCGTCGTCGGTAAAGCGGTCCTCGGGCTTACCGTATGCTGTAGCAATGCGACGCACAAGCGGAGCGATACGCGGCGCGTAGCCACCCCCGCTGTCGCCCTGCACGCTTGCCGTAATCGCGGCCGAATATGAGGGCGTCGTGAGCTTGAACCTGCCGGCCTGGTCATTCAGGATGATAGCGACTGGCTTGCCGTTTGAGCGCACTTCAAAGGTCGATTCAACCGGGCAGCCGAACCCGTACTCCAGCGTTGCTGAGTTCATCAGCAGCGGGCTGACGTTGTGGCATTCACCGAACGGAAGCGGCAAAATCACGTCGGCATTAGGCGATGCCCCGCCCAATTTCACCTCCGTGATTGTCGTATTCATCCTTGCCATTTTGTCGCCCAGAACCAGCTTGAGCGCGTCGCGCGCCGAGACGGTGAGGTCATCGACGATGCCCACGAACTCGGGGTGCATATCAGCTCGCGGCCAGGCCGGGTCGCCAATCCAAACCCGGATCCAGCCGTTGCGCCAGACGTCCATCAACCAGCCGTCCAACGCTCCGTCACCATTCGACATCTCGATCTCTCCTGCCGACAGACCGCCCGCCCCGCCCTCGATCAACTCGTCGGTGATCGTTGGATCGCCCGTGATCACCGGCAGGTATTCCAGGTTCGGCGGGGTGTCCGTTGGCTTGGTGACGTACTCGCGGCTGGACAGGTAGCGAACGGTATCGACGCCGGCAACGTTCACCAGCACCTCCACCAGCACCATCCGCTCAGCCGCGCCATCTTTCAGCCAATTCAAGTATTTCTCAGGGGTCATGCAAACTCCAATTTCGTGACGGTTGTTTTTGCCGACTGCTCGACGCCCTGCACCACCGTCTTGGCTGCATCCGCATTCGCTTTTTCGTTCGACTGCTTCAGCACGACGGTTTGCCGCACCTGGTCCGCACGCAGACCCTTGACCTCTTCCTGCAGCGCCTTGATCGCCGCAGCCATCACCTCCGTGCCAGCATTCGATCCGGCCTGGTAACGGCTGAAGTCCATCGCCGGCGCGGCAGCCACGGCCATCGCGGTGACGGCAGGCGCATTGGTGAATTTCACGCCCATGCTGTCGGTGACGCCCATCGCGGCTTGCAGGTTGACGATGGCCTGGGCCACTGTCAGGGAACCCGCGTTGACACTGTCGTTGATGGTTATCAGGCTTTTGACCTGCGCCTCGAGCGCGTCGTAGCTGGCCTGCTGCAGGTCCACCTGCTGACTCGCCCACTTCGCCGCTTCCTGGTTGGCTGCGATCACGCGTGCGTAGTCGGCCGCATATTTCGCGTCCGATGCGTTGACCACCTGCGAGGCGGTCAGGAACGCCTGCTCCGCCGCCGACAGCCCGGATTGCGCTGTCGTGTCGCCGGAATTTGCGGCGGCCAGCGTCTTCTCGAACTGCGCCCGCGCCTCGGCATATTTCTGCTCCGGCGTGAGGGTGGATAGGTTGCCCTGCGCGAGTGCAGGATTTAAGCCGTTGAGCGTGGTCACCCATGCCTTCGAGAGATCGAGCGCATCCTTGGCCGCCGACGCCTCGCGGCCGTAGGCGGACGACAGCGCGTCCTTGGCCGACACCACAGCCTTGGCCGCCTGCACTTGGTCGAAATATGCTTTGTTCACATCAGCGATGCCAGCGCGCTGGACGGCAAGCCGCTCCGCCTCGCTTCTCGTGATCTCGGCCAGCTGCTGCTGCAGGTCCCTGCCTTGATCCCGAATCTGGGCTTCGGTCAGCGCGACTGCCCCGGCCAGCTCAGCCGCGTAATCAGCAACCGACTTGAATGCCGGCGCCAGCGCCATCATCTGCGCGAACAGCTTGGCTCCCGCATCGGTGCTCACATCAATGCCCAGCACGGCAGCCTTGAAGTCGTCGGACGTCTTGATGCTGGACTTACCCATATCTGCCAGTGCTGTGGCCACCTGCTTTTGAAGAGGCGCGACTTTCTCTGCCTCGGTCAGGAAGTTCGCTTGAAAAAACGAAACTCCGCCGGCCAGCGCGTCAAGCCCGCCGGCCGCTGCGATCAGCCGCTCGCGGGCCTCGATGCCCGCCGCGCCCACTACCCCGACAGTTTTGCCGATGGCGCCGAGCACGGTATCGACCGCAACATAGTTGGCGGTGACACGTTGGAGCGTCGTAGCCAGCGCTTCCCCTTCGAGCGCGAACTTGGCCAAGCCAGGCACCAACTTGAGCGATAGCTCATCGCCCACGGTGGTGATCAGCCCCAGGATCAGCTCGTCGTCCTTGGCCGCATCGCCGGTCAACTTGATGTCAAACACCTTGCTGTAGCTGTCGATGGCGGATGCCTCGACACCCAAGGCTTTACCAAAACCCTTCACCGAGGTGATCATCGCCTTGATGGTGGTGTCGAGCGCGCTGTCGGTTTGAGCGTCGAGCGCGGCCTTTTCATAGGACCACTTGTCGCTACGGAACGTGCCGCCCTTCGCCACGATATTGGCGTAGGTCTCGGCGCTGATGCCGTCCAGACCAATCGAGCCCCGAATGCCCTGGGAATCAATCTTCGGAGCCTTATGCCCGAATAACCGGTTAGCCGCTCCCCCCAACAGCCCGCCGACCAGGGCGCCAATCGCGGTACCGATCACAGGTACGATGGACCCAACCGCCGCGCCAACTGCGGTGCCGGTGTTCACGGCGCTGTTGCCGCTGCCGCCGAATGCCGAGTATCCGCCAGACACCAGGCGGCCGCCGTAGATACCTCCCGCAATACCTGCCGCACCAGCAACCCAAGGTGCAGCCGCAGCACCGTAGCCCGCAGCAACGGTGCCGCCGTAGCCGCTCGCTGCGCTGGCGGTAGTGGCGCCCAAAGCGCCGCCTTGCAATCCGGCGCCAAATGCGGCCACAGCCTCCGAACCAAAGGCTGCGCCTAGTGAGCTAATACCCGTGCCCAAACTTCCGGCCACGCTGGCGAAGCCCGTCGAGAAGCCCTGGTAGATCGTCTTGCCCATCGACAGCAGATCGAATGCCGAATTCCCAGTACCGCCGCCCAACCCCGGCACGCCGGCTGCGTTGGCGATACCTGAAACGCCGGCTGTGCCGCTTGTGGCGGTGCCAACGTTGATGATCCACTTCTTCACGGTCATCTGGTAGAGCCAGTCGAAGAACACGTTCTTAAACGTTTCCTTGAGACGAGTGGCGGTATCCTTGCTGCCATTGGCGATCGACAGGAATGTCTGGTGAGCCGTATCTTCCAGGCCAGCCCAGAAAGTGCTTTCGGATTTCATCGACGACAGCTTGTCCTGGAGCGTGATCTGCTCGTTGGTCGCGTCGAGCAGGCCCTGCAGGCGGCCCCGTTCGATATCGTCGATATAGCCGCCATCGAGGCCGCGCTGAATCTCAGCCGCTTTCAGTTTGAGTACTGCATCTTCGGCCAGGCCGTAATACTTGACCTGGTCTTTCAGTGCCTGCGTCTGCTCACGTGCGGATGCCACATCGCTATAGGCTTCGCCCTCGCGTTGTTCGCGCAGGGCTTTGGTCTTCTCCAATTCCTTGTTGTACTTGGCAAGCAACGGGATCGCCTCCGCCCAGCCCTCGATATCGGCGCGCTGCTGTTCGGTCAGATTCTTGCCGAACTTGAGCAGGTCGTTGAGGATCTCGATTCGCTTCTTTTCCTCCGCACTGAGCGCGACCTGCCCCTCCCGCTCCGCCTCGAGCTGCATCAGGTGGTCGATGCTCGCATCACGCGTCTTTTTGTAGAAGCCCATTGCCTCATCAGCGGCCTTCTTGCGAGAAGCGCTAATATCTGCGGAGTGGAGGAATGCTGCCACTTTCCGACCAGTATCAGCGACCGTCTCGCCAGATTCGGCTGCATCCTTAGCCACGTCCTTAGTGGTGCTACCCCAAGCTATGGCGACACGGCGTGCGGCATCTCCCCACCCGTCTGCGATATCCGAGCCTACGTCCTTGTAGGTCTGCCAGGCGGCGGCAAAGTCTCCGTTTAACACCTGCACTGTCATGGCTGCGGCGGCACCGATCGCACGGCCCATTGTCGAGAATACCTCGACCACGCCTACGCCCACCGTGTACAGAATCTTGAGTGCTCCGCTCAGCCCAATGACAACGCCTTTCAGCGTGTCGCCCTTCACGGCAGAGGAGGACATGGATTCTACGATCTGATTCAGAGTAGGCAACAGCCCGGCCGCAATACGCGTGCCCCCGCCCTGCGCAGCAAAGCCGAGCTCGTCAAGCTTGTCGTTGAATGCGCCCGCGTCAGCTGCCACCTGCTCGGTGATGCCGGAAAGCTCTTTGCCTTCGGACATCAATTTTTGAATTCCTTCCGAGCCACTATCAAGCAGGACGGCAGCTTCTTGCCAGCTTTTACCCAGCGCCTCGGCACCAAAAGCTGCGCGCTGTTGCGGATCTTGGATACCCTTAAAGACATCAGCAAGCTGTTTGAATGCTTCAAGCGGCTCGGTAGCAGTGATGCCCAGCTCACGGAATTTTGCACCATCCTTGCCGATGTTCTGCGACAGCTTGGTGATTGAGGACGCCACTCCCTCAAGACTGGTGTCGCTAAGTTTGGCGCCGTACGCAAGGCCGGCCAAATCCTCAATACCGACCTTTGTTCGGACGCTCATATCGTTTAATGCGTCAACGGCGTCGATTGAACCTTTGACGAAGTTTACAAATGCCCCCACAGAAAGCGCGGCAGCGAAGCCAGCAAGCATCTTCATGGCATCGCCGACGCTCGCTCCAATTCGGCCCATGGAGCCGGCTACCGTCTGGCGGGCACGATCCATGTCCTGCTGCAGGCGTGCGAATTCGGCCCGCAGTCGGATTTCCATATCACCGACGACCATATGAAGTCCCAACAAAAAAAATGGCCGCTTCTGGCGACCATGATGAATGAATGCCGCAAAGCGCGGCGAACGATGGCTCAGTCGAGCGCATCGTCAATTTTTTTGCTCAGATTCGGAGCTCGGTACAGACCGCCGAACGGCGGCTTGCAATTCGAATCGCGTGCCTTCTCTAGCTGGCCCAGATACTCGCCTGACAGCCGGCGGAGCAGCTGGGTTTCCCACGGCTCTAGATCGAGGCCCATGTTGTCTTGCCAGGCGCGCAGCTCACCATGCGAGAGCGGCACTACACCCATGCTGCCCGCTTGCCCCGGGCCTACTTCGAATAGGTATTGAATCAGATGGGCGCCGGCGTCGATCGGCGGATACTGCGGCGCCACCCCGTCTTCCCTGTGTCGATCAAGACGTGATAGTGCACCTGCAGATGACTTGCCCCCTCCTGCTTCCGACGCTTCCGGAACAGCCGCCAACCAAGCCGCCTGCCGGACGTACAGAATCAGTTCGTCGGCGACGCCTTCGTAAAATTGCTCCAGTCGCCGATATGCTTGTTGATCTGCTCAGGGATAAAGCCAATTTCAGGGGTGGTGTAGACCGCCATGAACAAGGCCTCGCCGACCAGCTGATCAAACGAAACGTTACGCAGCGATTTGGTGCACGCCGCCAGGAATTCCGCGTCTGCGAGAGCCTTTTCCTCGGCCGACTGGGTGTCTTTACCTTTCTTTTTGAGGCGCTCCACCATTCGATTACTCGAGGCTGCTTGCGCCTTCTTAAACTGTTTGCTGCCGGGGCCATAGATCTCGGCTTCCATCGGACGGGTCTTGTCGGGATTGCCCTCGGCATCATCGGCATACAGCAGTTCATCAGCGGAATTGCGCAGGTGCAGGATCGAGGTCGGTTCAACGGCATGTTTGCGGATATCGGTCATGGTAAAACTCCAGGGTAAGAATTGAAAAGGCCGACTCTTGGCCGGCCTTTCGTGATGGTGTTGCAGTTAGATTACGGTGGGGCGTTAGCCAGCGGCCGGGACGCGGATCGTGTCGGTTTGGCGCAGCAAAGTCATGCTGCCCTGAACAACGTTATCGACGGTGCCGTTGTCTTCGGTGAATTTCGACACCTGGGCGGTGAAGTAGCGAATGGCGCCGTCCTGCTTCTCCAGCTTGAAGGCCGGGATGCTGTAGTCACGGCTTGCCGCATCCACTAACTGCTGGCCGTCGTCGGTCTCGTCCCAGCCCATTTTGAACTCGGACGACCCCAGCTTATAGCTCGCTTTCTTTTCGATCTGCTGGGCGCTGTCAACGGGCGCGTGGGTCGAGGTGTTGTACTCGCGGCCCGTGACGGTACCGATGTCAGTGATCTCGCCGATCAGGGTCCAGGTCAGCGCAGCGAAGCCGGCCTCATTGTTGGTTGCGGGCTTTCCCAGACTGATGGACAGCTTACTGCGTGCAACAGTCGTGACGTTCTCACCGTTCATAATAAATTCCTCTCAAAAAGAAAACCCACGCATCTAGCGTGGGCAGATTTGGATACATCGAATTGGCCAACAATTCGGCAGCAGGCTTACGTTCCCAGCGTGCCTGGACCGCTCTTATACTGAATCACGTAGTGCGCGGTGATCAGGCAGACTTTTCCATCAGCAAACTTGGGCTCATCGGTGCCAGTTTCGCTGACAGTAAACAAACCCTCCGACTTGAATGCCATCAGGATCGGATGGGCGACGGCCAGAACCGAGTCAGCACTGCCCTCGGGATCATCGCCGCGTGTTACGACGCCCAGCCGCAACTCACAGTCGCGCTTTGCACTTCCACTGATGGATGTTGTCGGACGCTCCCTGCCGCGATGTACGACCAGTACCACGCCCTCTTCGCGAGAAAAAGCGCCATCCACAGTGCGCTCGATGGCAGCTGGCACGCCGGCAGCTTCGAACGCATTGATCAGCTCATCGATATAACGTTGTCGGCGTGTCGTCACGGTGTCACCTCATCAAGCAGCGCCGTGAAGAACTCGCCATCGCCATTGGCCAGCGGCGTTTGCCGCACCTTGTACTGCACCTTGTCCACCGTGATGATGAAGTTGCGCTTCAATTCCACGGCTGAGGCTAGGTACTCAATGCTGAAATCGGTGGTGTGCGCCATGCCGTCCAGAACCACCTGACCGGGCCGCTTGAAGCCGCCCAAGAACACCACCAGATCGCCAACTGGCGGTTGGTAGGTCGCTTCATCGAGCATGCCCACACCCTGAAAAGCGCTCCAGAAACGCTCTGAATGAAAGCCCATTGGGATCCCCGCTTACGCGCCAGCGGCGCCACCGTTCAAGCGGACGTAGCCAGTCGTGGACGGATTCACTGCGATCACCGTCGCCACGCCAATCAACACGCCTTTGGTGGAATCGCTATCGCAGCGCTTGTTTGCGTCGTCCCAGTAGACGCGAGCCCCGATTGTCCAGGCCTGCGCACCAGTCTTGGGCAACGTAAAAACGCCTTCAGTGACGCCCTCGACTGGTGCGCCCGCTGCCGCATCGCCAGATGCAACGGCAAACAACACACCGACAAGGAAGCCAGCACCGCTTGCGACGGCATAGGGTGCCGGCAGGGTCAGCGTACCACCTGGTTGTACAAAATTTTTCATTTCGATTCCTTACAAAGAAAAATTGGACGCCAGCACTATTGGCCGGCGCCGTTTAACCCAACACTTAGACGATGGGGTTCTTCCACAAACTACTGTGATGGGATTTAGACGCCAGAGATGGTGCCGGTCAGCATTCGAGTGCCGAGGCCGGATTCAGTGCTGGTGTAGAAACCAACAAATTTCTTGCTGGCGAACATGCCGACTGTGCCCATGTAGACCTGCTCGCCCACGCTGAGCGTATTGGTTGGATCACTCCATAGCAGCTGCCAGTCGGTTCCATTGGCGGCAACGTAGAACGCTGGCACGGCGTTCGCCGCGCCTAGACCGTTGGTGGTCGCATCCATCTGAAAACTGGTAAAGGCCGGATCGCCGGCTTTCACCTGGGTGATGCCGATGCCGATGGTGCGCGCATCGGCCGTGCCAATCGGCACAGTCCAATGCATGTTGTTGAACTGGCGGTAACCTGTGCGGCCGAGCACAAAAATAGCGAACGGCGCGGTGTCAGGAGTGAAAATCAAGCTGCCATCGTCAGCACCACGGATGCCGGTGAATTGCAACGAGTTGGCTCCGGTGAACACGGTGTACTGCGCTGGCGCAGCCAAGAAACCGTAGGTCAGATCCTCCAGGTTGACATACGCAACCTGAATTTTTCCGGTCCCTGCCAGCGACGGCCCGGTGCCGGTGTTGTCGCCAAACGAGAGATAGGCGCGATTGTCGAGCGGCGAAGCGTAGCAGCCATGGAAGTGGACGCCCAGCGGATTGGTGGCGCCGGCATTCAGCAGACTGAGCATGTCCACCCACGTCTCCCCGTGGTCAAAACTAACGTAGCTGTACACAGCGCGGGTCGTGTTGTCGCCCGTCGATTGGGTCTGCGTGCCGTACTGGTTGGTGACGATGGCGCCGCTGGGGAGCGTGGCGTTGGGCGGAATCACACTGCCATTGTTGAACGACCAGCCGCCGTTCACGCCTGCGGCCACCCCACCAATCGACTTCTTGCTAGTGAATGTCACGCCCTGCTTATTGGTCGTCCAGCCAGTCGTTTTATAAACGATGTTCACACCGGCAGCGCCTGCGTTGCTTGAGCTGCTGGCCAGCACCAGTAATTCACCATCGTAGGTCTCGATGATGGCCAGCGGCTTCTCGGCAGGTTTGTTGGTAAGGATGGTCCAGGTTGCCATTTCATCGGCCGAGTACGCTAGTGCGTTATCGCTGGTACGGCGACCGATGCACAGGTTGCCCGTGCGGGTAATAAGCAGGGGCATGATCGCTGGAACTGCTGACAACACAGGGTTCAGCAGCGAGAGTACTGGCTGATCGAGCGGGACAAGGGTTTGGACGGTGGAAGCCATTATTTGATCGCCTTCGTTTGTACTGTGAATCCGGTGAGTGGGCGACCAGCCCAAGTGCCAGGGGCGGTAGCGGCGGCCAGGCTCGCGGTAAGCGGATACGTGAACGTGTTCGCGCCGGTTACGGTGATGTTGGGGAACGCTCCGTTGTAGCCCGATGGGGTGACATCCTGGATCCGGACGCTTGCGCCGGACGTTAAGTTATGCGCTGCAGCGGTCGTCACCGTGGCGACCGTACCATCGCTGGCGATGCTGGTGATCGCGAAGGCCTTGCCTCGGACGTACGGTTTTCCCGAGTCCGTCACCAGCACCTGCGCGTTTGGCGGCACGTCCACCCAAGTTCCGGTCGGCTGGTTGTAGTCGTTGTTTGGGGCCGAGGCCAAAATATATTGGCCCCAGTAAGGAGTATCGTTGTGGAAAAGGATGCTCTGGCGGCCTGCGTCGTGCATCCCAACCTGCGCAGCAAAAGTAGACGAACCGAACAAAACATTCTTGTAGAGCCAGCTCATGGTCGTCGGGGTGGATGCCAACGGCGTCACCGCGTCTGCCTGGGCCGATACCGGTCCTGCACCCTGCGCGTTCAGCGTGGTCACGGTGCCGGTGTAGGGTGTTCCGGGCGTGGCGGTGATGGTCTGCGGATTCGTGGTCAGTTGCGTCACATTACCGCCGATGTCAGTCCAGACATTGCTGGTGGTAGCGGTGCTGCCCGCAGCACCAGGCGTCCAAGCGATGCTCACGGCGCCGGCCATGGCCGTCAAGACGGGTTTAGCCGGTTGACCGGGTACAGTTGCGGCAGTCCCGCCACCGCCAACGGCGCGCCCGTTCAAACGGACATTACCTACCGGCGAAGGGTTCAGCGCTGCGACCGTCGCAACGCCAATCAACACGCCTTTGGTGGAATCGTTATCGCAGCGTTTGTTGACATCATCCCAGTAGATGCGCGCACCAATCGCCCATGCTTGGGCGCCAGCCTTGGGCAAAGTGAAGACGCCACCGGTCAAAGCTTCGACTTGCGCACCAGCTGCTGCATCGCCACATGCGATGGCGAACAGCGCACCGACGAGAAGGCCGGCACCGCTTGCAACATCGTACGGAGCTGGCAGGGTCAGAGTGGCACCTGGTTGTACAAAATTTTTCATTTCGGTTCCGAGGAAATATGGGCGCCAGCGCTAGAGGCTGGCGCCACTTGAACCAACTTAGGCGCCTGGGTTCTTCCACAGGCCACGGTGATCAACGGCCTTGGCTGCGAAGTCCAAGCGTGCCTTGACTTTCATGCCATCCACGTCGAAACCGATCTCGTTTTCGATCCAGACGCCTTCGGCGCCGTCGAGCCAGCAGTATTCGATGGTGTCGATCTCGGAGCTGTTCGACGCCAGGTACCATGCCGTTTCGCTGTTGCCGTCCAACAGTGGCTCAACAATCGGCTCAACAGCCGTACGACCACCAGCACGGAACTCGTTCACGTCGCCCGCTTTAGCCGGAACGAAATTGCTGCTGGTGTACTGGTAAGCCAGTTGCTCTTGCGCCGTCGGCACGATCAGGAAGTTCGGAACGATGTTCAGCTCTTCATCCGCCAAGCCCTTCTGCTTGCGCATCTGGCTCCGTCCCTTGCCCAGCGATGCGGCCGAGATCGCGCCGCCATCGCCGATATTGCCGTGCTCGGCGGCGAACAGCTGCTTACCGTCGGCCATAACGGGGTTGCCGGTGAGCTGCGCATAGACCAGACGATTTTCCAGGCGACTGGCCGAAGCACCGAAGGCGGCGACCAGGCGGTCGAGTGCGCGCAGATCATCGTTGACCAGAGTCTGGCGCGATACCGCCACAATGCGGCCGTAGGTAACCACGCCGTACGTTTCGCCGGCGTCCTTGATGGTGCCGTACTGGTATTCACCCGCTTCATTGAGCTTGAGCAGATCGGGAGCGCCGCCCATCTGCACCACTTGCATTTTTTTGAAGTCGGGCGCATTCGGTGCACGGCGCGCCCAAAGCTTGTAGGTACGCTCGGCTTCCGCGTATGCCTGGCGCAGGCGCTTGTTCAGCACGTTCGACAGAATTGCCGGGAAGTCCGAGGTGGTGTGCATGGCGCGCCCAGCAATCTCGATGCCCGACAGGCCACGCACATTGACGCCGGCGTGATCGAGCGTCTCCTCAGCCATGCGCAGCAGCGACATGTGGCGGTATTGGCGCGCATGCTCCGGCAGCGCAATGCTCGGGTTCAGGCGATGTACGATCGCATCGGTGATAGCGGCGCGACGGTTATCCGTTTCGTCGCTCACGGTCTGGATGTGCGCGCTCGAGCGCGTTGGGGCGGCCGAACTGCGAGCAGCCTTTTCACGCAGCACGGCCAGGCCTGCTGCTTCGGCGGTCATCTCACGATTGCCGATCAGTTGGTCCGCGTAGGCAGGCTCCAGGCCACCCAAGGTGACCGCTTCACGGATGCCGCTTTGACGTTCGCCTTCGAGACGCGCGCCTTCGGCACGTGCGTCGTCGAGCGCGCGTTGGTTGACTGCCGACTGGTTCTGGTCGCCGCCGGCTGGTGGCGCCGACGTCGTGTTGTTTGCTGCACCTGGCATGGTGTTTTCCTCTCTGGTGTGATCGACGGCGGCTGCCGGCGGGGTAGTTGATGCGGTAGTACTGCGGGTCGTGAAATTGCAGGGCGCCATCCGTACAGCTGGCCCGGTGTTTGGCTTCGTTGGATCGTCGCTACGCACGCCGCAGTCCGCGTCGGCACCGATGGGCACTAGCGACACTTCTGTCGGCTCCCAGTCGACTGCGACGTAGCGCCACGAATCGCCCTCTTTCATCGGTGGGATTCGGTCATAGGCGAGAACGTTGTAGCCAACCGAGACATTGCCGATGATCTTGTCGAGCACGTCCTGGTAGTAAGGTTCAACGTCTCCCCGCTTGGAAAACTCCACCGTCGCAAGACCTTCTTCGCCGGCCAGTGTGGCGCTACGGATCACGCCCATCACCGAACTCAGGTCCCAGCGCGAGTGCGTGTTCAACAGCGGGGCACGCCCGGACTCGAAACGGCCCATGCGGACATGCTTGGGATCGAGGCTCAATTCCTCGATGTAGTAGCGGTCGTTGTACCAGTCATAGCGGCGCACGCCGGCGCCGGCTGTCCAGACCAGATCGACGGTGCGCGCACTTCCTTCCGGCACGTTGATGGGCGCCAGGCGCGTCATCATCGGCATTTGCAACACTTCAGTTGCGTCATTCGGATTCGGCATAATTTCCTCAAAAAAAAAGCCCGCTGGGTTAAGCCAGCGGGCTGCTACAACATTCGTGGTGCTACTCGACGCCCATCACCGTAGCGGCCGTCGCGGCATCAATCAACTTACTACTGACGGCCGCATCGGAATCGCTCAGGATCCCCAGCTCCTTCATCCGTTTGCGCTCCTTGGCAATCTCGTCGAATACCGCATCCGGATCATCGCCGCGCGCGCGGATCGCCTCGGATACGCTCTGCAACGTGCCACGTGTCGCTTCCTTGGTAGCCAGTACTTCCTTGTACGGATCGATGTATTCCAACTTAGGCATAGTCCACACGAACCGCTTCGATGGGGTACGCTGCACGCCGGCCAGTCTGGCGGCCTCTTGGAAGCGCCGTGCAATGGGATTCATAACCATCGGCACGAGGCAAAGCCATTGTTCTTGCTTGATACGCAAGCGAAACTCACCCAAACCGGCGCGCATTGAACTGAAGTTGACGCGCGACATGTCACCGGTCAACTGCTCATAGGTGACGCCTGCGCCGACCGCAATCGCGTGCAATTGCGTGGCAGCATAATCAGCGTAGCCACTGAAGGCCGCTGGCGCACCGAAGTCAACGCTCTCAGCATTGTTCAGGTACTTGATCATGCCGGGAGCTACCTTTTCGTTACCGCCCCTGCCCGGCGCTTCGGCATTGCTTTGCACTGAGCCCAAGCGCGCCGACTCGTTATCGGTCCGAACGAAAGCGACGAAGCATGCCTCGATTTTCTTGCGCACTAGCTCTGCCTGCTCGTAGTCGCCCAGGTCACGCAACCGCATCAGCGACACGGCAAATTCCGGCATGCCACGCACTTGCGAGGGCCGGCGCTTGCGGTAGTAGTGCAGCACTTCGCTGGCCGGCACACGCTTGCTTTGCAGACGATTGCCGCCAATGATCAGCACCTCACCAGGATGCGATGAGAACAGCCAATATGCGAGGCGCTGGCCGATGACGTTGTACTCCACGCCAGCGATCACATAGTTGCCGTTGTTCAGCGGTCCGGTCTTCAACGTGTCGAGGTGGTCTGGCTCCAGCACCTGCAGCTGCAGCGGCACTACCAAGCCGTCCTCAGGCGTGCGCCAGCGAAAGCGGATCAGCACCTCCCCACTTTCGTACCGCGTCCTCGCGGCAAGCTCCATTAAGCCATTGAAATCTAGCTGGCCGTCCGCGTCGCAGTACTCGCACCAGTCGTCCCACAGCGCCTGATCAGGCGCCTTCCCGACGATACCTATACCAACGGTGTTGGCTACCAGTGCATTAAGCGCGGTGCTGGCATATTCATTGTTACGAACCGCCTCGCGCGCGCGGTTACGCACAATCGCAAGTGCCGGCAGCACCTCGGCGTTGGCACTGCCGCTGCCAGCACGCCAGCCATCGCCGCGCCGTCCGACCTTCGCGGCCTCGTATGCGCGCGCCATCTCAAGCGCCATGCGCGCCTGCGTCCGTCGCACGCCGTGGCCTGGGCTGATGTAGTTGACGGCCCGGTCGAGCCAGTTCATATCATTCATGGTGCCCATGTCAGTCCCGGGAAAAGACCGTCAATGCGGCCGGACCACGGTTGGACATGGCGGGCGCCGCCAGCGCGCCCGATGCGGTCAGCTGGTTCCTGACCATGTTATAGGCTTGGGTGAGATCGGCCATGTTGCGGTAGGTGACTTTCTTGCCGTCATACTCAATCGACAGCTCGCCGCTGCCGATTGCCGCTTCGAGCGCGGACAATTGTTTCAGTGTAAATGCCATCGTGTTTTACTCCAGCCAGTTGTCAGTACCGCTGAGCCAGTCGTCGTCGTGATGCTGGACAACTGGCGGCGCGGGTGTAATTGTTTGTGCAGACGTCTGCACTGGTGCTGTTGGTTGCTCAGTGCTTGACTCGGGCGCCGTTGCTGCCGCGCTTAGTGCCAACGGAGCGCGGAACAAGTCACCAATGACCGGCTCGACCAGACTTTCCAGCTGCGTCCAATCAGCGTCACGCATGGTGTCCAGGCGCAGCAACGGATGGAATGCGGCAGCAAAGCCGTACACGAACAGGTCGATCACCTCATTGCTCCGTCCAGCCAGCTTGCGGTATGTCTTCTTCGTCGAGTCGTACACTTCCGCCGTCAATTGCTCGAAGTATTCGTCGGACAGTCCCATCGGAAAGTGAATAAAGCGCTCCTCTGGAACGGCCTCCTCGTCCGATGCCAGATAATTGAACAGCAAGGACTTGGCGGTATCGCCGCCGACCATCCACAACTGCACGCCGCCCTTGATTGTCTTGCCCTTATGGTTCACATCCTGCGTTGAGGGACGCCCGATCACTGGCTTGCCGGGCTGGGAGGAACCCTTTACCGCGAATACTCCAGCATGCCGGTGCAGCCTGGCGTAGTGGTACACCTCGTGCGTATGGTGACCGCCCGAGTCAATAGCGCAGGTTTGGACACGCATGGAAACACCAAAGCTATTCTCGATTGGCCGCTCTCGTATGGCAGTTAAGCGATCCCATACATCGCTCTTCGCAGGATCGCCATCGATAACGTTGTAATCGATCACCCAGTGGCGCTTCCCCCTGCCAAAACCCAACACCTTATATTCCAGTCGATTGCCTTGCACGTCCACAGACATCACCAGGGCAAGGCAGCCAACAGGGATGCTTCGCAGTTCGTAGCCTTCCCGACGCTTTGCAATCTCTGCACCCTTAATCTGCCCACTCAGGTCTTCCCAGCACTCGGCCAGCTCGTTGTTGACGAAGACCTTCAACGCCACAGGGTCGTTTGCTGCTGATTCAAACTCGCTGGCCAGTACGCTCCAGGCGCGCCACCCCAGCGGCGCGTACATGCTGGGCAGATGGAAACTTGCCACGCCGGGTTCGCCGACCGCTGTGGGTAGCCAGTGAGCGTTGATGTAGCCTTTGGTCTTCCAGGCCGATTCGGTATTCAGGGCGCCGCAGCAGTCGCAGGCGTAGGCTACTTTTTCAGGCTGGCCCTTGGGCCACTTCATATTTGACCACTTGAAGTACTGCGAAGCGCGGCAGTCTGGGCAATGCACCATGTAGTGCTGCTTGTCGCCGCGTTCGTAGTTCCTGTCGATCGCCGAAGCGCCCTTGATCGTCGGCGTGCTGTTGCCGAAAATGCGCGCCTTCTTCCCAAAGTTACTGGTGCGCTTGCGCGCCAGCTCTTCGGGGCTACCTTGGTTGCCGATGTCGCCGGCATACTCGTCCATCTCTTCGAGCAGCACATAGCGCATGGTGGATGACTTCAGGCCACCTGGTCGGTTTGCACCGATCAACTGAATGAAACCACCCGGGAATTTCTTTCGCCGCTTCGTGTTATCGGCGCCCTTGATGCCGGCATCGAGCACACGCTTGCGCAACGCTTTCGTCGATTCGCGCATCGGCTCGAATCGAGACAACTCCCATTTTTCGGCGTCCTCCACCGTGGCGAACACAGCAAGGATATTGCCTGCCGCGCTGGTGATGCTGTGACCGATGAAGTTTTCACCGAGGGCCGAGCCGCCCAGCTGGTGACCTTTCTTGAGATACACCTCGCGGTACTTGCTGCTCGGTGACAGCGCATCCATGATGCCCACCAAGTACGGTGTGCGGTTGTTTCGCCAGGCCCCAGGTTCCGGACTATCTGGCGGTAGGATGCGGTTGTCTTGTGCCCAGTCGCTGATTGACTGCTTGCTGTCTGGGAGGATCGCTTCTCCGATCGCTCGCAGGAACTCGTCCGTTGCGCCCATCAGTCGTCCGCCTCAGCATTGAGCTTGACCACGTCCACGCTTGCAAGCGCAGCGGATAATTCGCGCTCCAACAATTCCTCGCAGACATGAGGATCAGTCTCGGCCGCCAGCTGATCCTTGACACGCGCCGCGACGTTCAGCACCGAATCGCGAATCGCCCGAAATGATGTGAACGCGATACGCTTGGCTTCATCGACGTTGATCAACTGCCCGAGCAATTGTTCGTACTCGACCTTCTGCTTTGCCGCGACATAGAATTCCCGCGATGCGCGGCTCTCCCTGTAGCGGCTCGCATTGTTGTCGCTGCCGGTCAATTCTTCGGTGGATGATTTGTCGCCCCCTTCCCCAGAGGGCGTAGCAAAAGAAATTTCTTTTTGAGCCAGGGGCGCAGTCGCTTCAACAGCACTGACCGCAACGCGCGAGGCGTCTGTGTTGACATCCCAGTCGCGGTCGGCGACAGCGGAGTCAATTTTCTTTTCGTCGTTGGCAGTGATCCGCCCGGCACGCACTGCTTTCTGCACCGCGCCCAAGCTTACGCCACGATGACGCGCATACTCTCGATATCCCATCAGCATGGTGACTACCTCAATGACTGCGGCAGTGACTACCCTGAGTGACTACCCTGAGTGACTACCCTTTTAAAAATTTCCCGGCGACGCACGAAGCGGGGTTCGAATTACCCGTGCAAGAGGATGCCCAGGAAGGACCCTGGGAAAATTTCATTGTAGGATTGTTTCATTTCGACAATTTATTTCATTGTGGAATGTTTTTGCCGGGCGGAGCTGCTACCGGCCTTGACCGCCATCACCGCCTGCTTGCGCTCTGGATGGCGTACGCTATCGCCCCTTGGAACTCTCCGCCAAAGCGCGCACGTGCCACGTTCTCCACGATTTTCTCGAACGGCACCAGCACGCGGTACTGCGGCGAGGATTCCGAGAACACGAACACGGGGCGGACACCCTCGCCGAATCCAAATGTCTGGCGCTGCCACACACCCTCGACCCCGCCCACCTCGCCAGCAAAGTATTTCGCGGCGGCGCCGTTGCGACGGCTGCGGGTGCTGTTCGTGCGGTTTGCCTGGTAGCCCTGCTCGCCGAACGCCTGCAGGGCCGACAGAATCTGTACGACCTGGGCGCGGCGCACGTTACCGTATTGGTCGAGCCGCGCACCAGCTGCAGGCAGCGCGTACTGCCCGGACTTCATCAAGCCCCGCGCAATCAGTGCACGTTCGAATCGCTTCTGCGAACGTGGACCGCCATGGACTTCGGGGCCGAGGTACCTGCTGGCCGGCGTCCCCTTGAAGGCATCATCCTTGAAGTAGACGCGGGCAAATGGCTGAGGATCCGAACGCTTGGCCGACACAATACGCAGGCTGTTGAGCGTGAATGGTGTTGGCCTGTCGAATCGTTCACGCATGACATCGAGCACACCGGCCTGCGCGCGCTGTGCAGTCTTGGTCAGCGCTAAGGCGACCGCGAACGGAACGTGCCTACGGCTGATGTCGTCCAGGTTGCGCAGGACTTGGCTGACCTGTTCCTCCAATGTGATCGTGGCCATGTTCACCTCTTCTTTTTAGTTGTCACCGCCCGCGTACAGCAGGAACCGCAATAAGCGGTCGCACTCCCCTGCACCTTGAATACGTCGGTAACTGCGCCCGTTTTGTGCCTCGCCACTGGGAGCGCTATAGCGACCTACTGTAATACGAATAAAAAAGCCCGCGCGTGGCGAGCAAGACGAACTGGGGACTGTAGACGCCGCTTATCGCTGCGGGTCAGACGGGATCACCTCTTTCGCTGTTGAGAAACTTTGTGCAGACGCCTGCACTATCAGCCACAACTTCCACCCTCGCCCCGTCCAAGATGTTCTTGCACACGGTGGCGCAGCGGCCTACCATTACGCCACTGGTAGGATGTTTCGAGAGGCGTAAAAAAACCCCGCGAGGCTTGATGCCTGGCGAGGTTGATCTGGTCTTGCGCCTCAGAGTCGATCCAAAAAATTGCCTTGGATACAGTTACTCCGAGAATGACCGAAATATACAGGTCTTGTCACAGGGCAGTCAAGCTTTACCTGAAAACACTCACCACACCTTGAGCAACAAAGCTTGGAGTGAGCCGCTCGAACGCGTACGACTCCAGACTGCGCAGGTGCTCTTGCATTTTTTTCGACGCCCGCTGGTACGTCATTCGGTTGCCTCCGAAGGACGCGGCGAGATCCCGCACCGTAATGTCCAGCTGCTTATGATTCGCGAACAATCGACCCAGCATGCAGTCTATCGCCAGCGGGTTCAGCAAAGGAAACATCGGCCTGAACCAATCAGCCAAACCTTTGATAGCCTCGATACGCTCAGGCGAGAAGGCAAAGCGCCGTTTGCCATTGACGTCCTCAAAATCGGTCTCTCCATACTTTGCCTGCAGTACCCACATCTCCGTCTTCGGCAACCGGTGTTTGACCGCCTGCAGCACCATCGAGCACTGAGCGCGCACCTCGTTGCTATCCAGCCCGCCGAAATTGATACGGCCAGATGATTCGCCGCGCAGCTGGTCCAGCCAGCACCGCTGCCGGCCGCTCAGTTGCACCGACTCCATCGCCCGGATCAATGCTGCCCGCAGTGGCGCATCTTGCTTGGCGTCTTGCGCCATGATCAAGAACGACACGTGCACCGCCTGCCCCACATCTTCGAATACTGCCTCGTCACTCACGTCCATCGCCTTGCCCCTTTTCGTTTTCCACTTTCTGCTGATCCAATGCTGCCTGCCATGCCGGCTTGCCCGTACGCCTGTGACAGGGCTCCGGCGTCATATCCAGCGGTGCGCCTCGGTAAACTGGAGTGCCCACCTCATGACCATTCTCCGTAGCATGGAACACCGGCTTACCGCGCATGCCCGCGCGGATGATGTCGTCGATGTACTCCCTACCGAACACCTCCCGCAGCTGGTCAATGAACGCTGTGACCACCGGCATCTGCTCCCGCATGCTGCCCTTCGCCATATTTCCTCCCTCAACTGTCCAGATATGACTTCTTTTTCCTTAACCCGTAATACCCATCACATACCCATCACACCGCTAACCCGCATACAGCCTTGTTTGTTATGGGTGTGAGGGGTGTTATTACTTCTTTCTTCTTTTTGACAAAAAAAATATGCAGCAACCTTTCGACACCTCCACCATTCAACCAACTGCCTCGCACGTATACGTGCGCGAGAAACCCGTAACACCCGTCATACCCGTAACATTCCCGTATTCATGCGGGTTTGCGATGTGATGGGTTGCTGACCATGTGATGGGTCAACCCTCAACATTCACCACTGCACGGCGTCGGTAGTCCTGAAAATGCTTCTCGAACAGCGCAGATGCATCGGCCGCCCACTCTGCTAAGGTCTTGCCCTCCGGCTTCACGCCCTGGAGAAACACGTTGCGCTGCTTCACGACCTCTCCGTATTCGTACTTGATGAGGTGCTTCTCCAGGTCGCCGCCGGCATAGCGAAGGACGGTGGGGGAAAACAGCGTCTGCGATATGTACTTAGATTCCCCGGACTTCTCGCACCAGACCTTGTACGCGTCGTAAAGCTGCGTGGCCCCGCACGTTATGAAGGGCAGCGGCAAGTAGCCGCGACTCCATTCGCGGTAGAAGCGCTCAGCGGGCGTCAAGCTCTTCTCGATCAGGTCGTCCTTGGCGGCCGTGTAGAGCGGCTTGGTGTGCTCGTTGAAGTCCCCCATGTCCAGCTCGTGCAGCAGGTAGTGGAAATAGGCCTCGATACCGCCGGCATCGATCTCTTGCGCCACCTCGACGTAGAATTCGCGGGTCAGCGCCGGCGGCGTCCAGATCACCAGGTAGCGGCGATCGGTCTTGTCCAGTGCGAGCGGTTGCAGCTCGTTCGACAGGAAGACGAAATTCATGTGGTTGGCCTCGCCGTGCTCCGGCAGGCCCTTCGGGTTGATGATGATCATGTCCCCGGACACCAGGTACTTGAGCTTGCCCTTCATGTGCTTCAGCTCCGAGCGCGTGACCACCTCATCGGCCACCATGAACAGCTTTTTCGAGGCCCAGTCGTTGAACTGGGACTCCAACTGCGCATTTCCGATGACATAGCCGTACTCGCCATAGATCCGCTTGATGACGCGCTCGAAGAAGAAATTCTTACCGGAGCCCTCGTCGCCGTGCATGATGATCGACGTCTCCATTTTGGCGCCACGGTTGCGCATGGGGTACGCAAGCCACCGCTCGATCCAGGTCATCAAGTCCTCTTTGCCATCGCACAGGTGAGACAGCAGCGTTTGGATTTTCAAATGACTCCCTTTCTTGGGCTTCATTTTCCAACCGTTGAAAAGGTTCACCGTTGCGGTCGGCCCGCTGAGTTCCTGAGATGGCACCTCCTGCGGGTCGAACACGATGTTGTGCTTGAACACCCAGCGCCGCTGTGGGCCGCCCCAAAACTTCATAACGTCGTTGTTGGACACGATGGTCCGCATCGACGAGATTTTCATGAGCATGCGGTGTTTAACGTCCCACACCATGTCCTCGCCGTAGACCAGCACGAAGTTGTCCAGCACGTCCTCGACCTGCGCCCAGTGCTCAGGCCCGTATTCTTTCTTCGGTTTTTCCTTCTTCGCCTTTTCCCCGCCCCCCTCGCTTGGCGGAGCCACGGCGCCGGCCTGATCGGCCAGCGCAACAGCAGCACCTTCGTTAAATCGCTCTTCCAGGACGGCGCTCAGCAGCGCATCAGGCACGTCCGAGGCTTCTGCTCCGTCAGCGATCCTGCCGGGTGGCTGCTCCGCACCAGGGGGCGGGGGGGATTGCCCGGCGCCCTCGGTCGAAGGCGAAGAAAGGCTATTCTCGGCAGGCGCTGGCGCGCCAGAGGGTGTGGGAGAAACAGATTTAGGCTGCTTCGCAGCAAGGATGGAAAAACCGATCTGCGCCTCGACTACGGCTAGGCCTTCCTCGACTTGCAGATCATTGAAGTCGGTGATCTTGCGACCGGCTCGGTTGGCAAATACCGGCATCACAACCGATGCGTTTCCGACCGCAGCGGCGGCGGCATGGCAGCTGGCCACGCCGGCATTCCTGAATTTCATGTTGGGAGACATGCGGCGGCCGCTACGCGCATCCGCCTCGATGTACTCGATGCCTTGGGGGTCCTTGCGCCATACCGCCATCACCGCTACCTCGGTGCCATCGTCGGCGATCACGGTATGGGTAGTGCCGTCGATCCGCACAGGCGTGGAGATTTTAAAGTCCTCGCGCAAGCGCTCAGATAGTCGTTCAGCTAACAAGTAATCATCGTCAGCGAGAAAAAGCAGATGCGCCTCAGGATGATCATGTCGCAGCGACTGGGCGACGGACATTATGTTGCCAGCATCGAAGGCAACCGCCACCGGTAAGTCCACGATCGAAGCTACCGCCATGCGGCTGCTCATGCAGGTCGCGTACCCCTCACCCACAGCAATCATTTCGGCGCTGGCCGGCGCGCCCAGCATGTGGTACGCCGCCTTCTTATCCATATCCTGGTTAAAACGCTTCTCGCCTTGCTGGTCGATTTTCTGTAAGCCGACCAGCTGGCCACCTCTTACGAATGGAATCAAGAGCAAGCCAGCCGCGCTGACGCGCAGGCCCTCGGCGCCAACACGCTTACGGACAAGGTAGGGGTGCTCAACAGGTATTCCTGCGGCCTTGTTCCATTGATCGCGCGCACGGTTGGCAGCCAGGCTGACCGCCCTCTCGCGCTTCGCTGCTTCGGCCTTGTCCTGGGCGCGCTGTTTCTGCTGCAGCTCGGCGCGCTCGTCGTCGGTCATTTCCACTGCATCGATCTTGACCGGGATAGTCCCGTGATCGTCGCCACGGTTGATACCGAAGGCGCCGGTGATGACCCGGCGCCCGGATTTCAACGTCAGTTCGCGCAGTACGTACCATGCTTTTTTACCAGGGCCGAAGCGCTTGAATGCTCCATCGAGGATTGGGTGATTGGCCGGGTGGGTATTTCGGTCCATCGTGCCCACTGATTCCGGTTCATCGTGCCCAGCGATTC